TCAGCAAGAGCGCATCGTCGTTGAGCAGGATAACCGCATCCGGATTGTCTTCACGGCGGGCGGCCGTGATGCCGATATTCACGTTGCGGGCGTAAATGAACGGTTTCTTTCCCTCGACCATATTCGGCGGCAGAATCGCGGACCATTGGTGGAGTTTCAGGTTCAGACCGTCGTCAACTATAGTAAGCAAGATCTTCGGATCGTTGCGCCGGATGGCTTCGACGCACGCGAGCAGATTCTCGGGCTTGCGGCTCGGGATCACTACCGAAAGATTCATGATGCTGGGAGCAGTTTCCAGCTCGAGCCCATGGCGCGCGGGCTGGTGTTCTCGGGATGCACAGTCGCGTACATGCGGTCGCGGGCATCGATCGTATGCAGCGCCTTGGCAGCCCAGGCCTGCGCCACGAATTGATTGTCTTCGCCGACCTGGATAGAAGGAAATTGATGCGCCTCCCACCAGGCGCGGCGGTAGCAGAGCGAAGTGCCGAGCGCGTAGTTGGGCGCGCCGGAATAGCGCCACCACTGGGCGCCATCTGTGAAATTCATGGAGTGGTAGCCGGTGACGGCATATTGCGGATTGTCGAGAAGCACCTCGACCTGTTCGGCCAAGCGTTCCGGTGCGGAGTAATCGTCATCATCCCAATGGCAGACGATCTCGCCCGTTGCGCAGACGCAGCCGAAATTGCGCTTCGCGCCGACCTGCCGCGTTTCGGCGAGATGGATAAGGCGCACTGGTTCATCGGTCGGAAGCAGATCGCGCACGTCCTCGCCGTCCGCCAGGATCAGCAGCTCGCGCTGGGGATACGTCTGCGCCACGAAGGAGCGGATCGCGAGCGGAAGCCACTTGCGCCGGTTCCGCGTCAGGCACAGGCAGGTCACGAAAGGGAGGCCGCGCGCCGACCGTAGGCGGCTGCGGCGTGATCACTTTGGTCTCGTAAGCGACCGGTGGCGCGAGGGCAGGCCGTACATAGCCCAGGCGCAAGAGTTCATTGCCGAGCTCGTCGGCGACTTCGAATTCCTGCCCGGCGACGACAGCGCCATAGGCTCCAGTCAACTGGGTGAGAGCGATAACTTTCATAGGAAAAAAGAACGGGAGGTCCAGGAGTAGTAGAGGGGCTTTAAAAATGGCCCTCCCGTGGAGGTATGAGCCGAACAGCTTTTAGCGCAAACCGCTTTAGCGCGAGACTTTGATCTCCTCATCGTCCTCAATGTCGACGATCTCGGAGTCGTTCTTGACCTTCTTGCCGCCGACCTCGACCGATTGCGGATTGCCCGCTACGCGATAGAGTTCCGTTCCTGTTACCGGACGATTCAGCGACTTGACTTGCCCATCGACTTTGAATCGTACTACGGGTGTTTCGCCAAGGGTTCCCGAGCCACCAAGGACGGGCTTCTTTTCGCCCTTGGCGTCGTGGGTTGTTTCATGGGCCGGATCGTGGGTTTTCGGGTCGTGACCCGCTTTTTGCGTACCGCTGTCATGTGTGGATCTTTCATTCATGAGTGTGTGTTGCTCCTTGACTTGTGAGACTCCCTGCGCGAAACGCTTCGAACCGCGTTCTTTTACGAGACAGGGCTGCTCGTGAGGTTTCCGGTGATGTAACTGCCCGGTCTCTTGACCACTAATGCGAGCCGTTTTTCACCGCGGATCGCAACTAGGTTTTGAACAAAGAACGATGCATGCTCGGTAGAAATCTCAACTTGCATCTGCATTCTGTCCCGAATTTCAGAAGCGACCGCGCTTCCCGAGCCGACGAGAAACGTGCCCGCGGCCATGGTTGGCGTCTCGACCATATCGAGCCCGAAAATGTTGGGGCGGCCGACGACTTGCGGATCGCCGAGAATGTAGCGCCCGAAACCGTCTTTAGTCAGTCGAACTGCCCACCAATCGTTGGGATGTAGGACCACAAAGGTAGGCTGCAGCTCGGCGCTGGCCGTGATCTGTTGGATTGCGCGGCCGATGACATCGATGCGCGTCCAGCCGGCGGTATTATTCAAGAGGCCGGTATTGAATGTGGTCGCTTGCGGGATCAGGCCATGCAGATTTTCGCCGGTGCCATCGCCCGATAACAGTTGCTGCTCTTCGGCCAAATTCACGTAGTAGGGAAGACTGGTTTGGATGAATCCGGCGAGTTCGGTGAAATCGTCGAGAATCTGACGGGTTGCCGGGATCCAGGTGGCGATCGTTTTCACGCGCTCGGAGACGGCGGCGAAGGTCACCGCGTTTTCCGGCTTGTTGGTGTTTTCCGCGACCGGCGACGCGATCGTCATGGGCGAGCTGACTTTGACGAAATCGACGATCGGATAGGCGGTCGGCCGCGCGCTCAGCAGATCGCGCACGACGAGCGTGCGCCTCGCTTCCGTAGTGATCCCGGGAGTTCTGTCGATTTGGAGCACGCCGGTCGTTTCATATCCGACGATGGGGCCCGTGATCGTGGTCTTGCGCTCGAACAGCGCCGCGGCGGACTTCCCTTCGACGGTGATGACCGCACGGCCGGAGCGATCGCGCATGAGCCGCTGCACCTGCTCGTTCTCCTTCAGTTGCTTCTCGATCGAAACGGGCGGCTGGCCGTCGGACGCGGTAAGTTTTTCGGCCAATTTCGAGTCGATGGCATCGACCTGCTTCTGCAGCGCCTCGATGGCGATTTTGGTGGTTTCGAATATGCCGCCTTGACTCTTCTTTTCCTCGGCAGCCTTGTCGAAGTAGCTTTTCAGCTCGACCTGTAGTGTGTTGAGCTGTTCTTCCAGTGTTGCTGGCATGTTGGGTTTCCTTGGGAGATGGATTTTTCCCGCGATTACGCTTTCGGGATCAGCGACCGGATCTTGACGACCAGGGTTTGGGCTGCCGAGTGGTCGGAGGCCGGCTCGGGCGTGCGAACTGCGGCTTTCGCGGCTGAAGTGCCTTCTTCCGGGTCCCCAGAATTGGCGGCTTCTCCGTCAAAAAGTGCATTGAAGATCATGTCGAGGCTTTTCACATGTCCGTGGCCCTCGGTGAGGCTGTTCATGGTCGCGGCGCTCAGGCGGCGGCCTTCTTTTCGCTCGAGGGCGCGCAGCGCTTTCCAGTCGAGCCGGTTTTGCACAACGACTCTGCCTGTGGATTTATATTCGAGCGCCAGGCGGCTCATCAGTTCCATGGCATCGTCGTTGCCGTTCCCGTTTCCCATGAGCGAATCGATCCAGTCGAGGAACTGCGGAAGCCAGGCCATATAGGCTTCTGCGAACTGGTCGATCGCGAGCTGCGAGCCCGCTATCTGTTCCTCGCGGGTCAAATCGGGGGCGAAGAGCATATCGCCGAGCGCCTGAAACAGCGCCGAGCGCATCATGTCACCGGCCGCCTGAATCTGCAGCTCGGCGAACTCGGTATCGAAATCGTCTTTGCGCTCGAGGCCTAGCGACGCCGGCGGTTTGCGTTTGACGCTCGTGATGCTCGCGAGTTCGTTCATCGGAAAGGTGACGATCGAACCTTCCCAGAGCCGCAATTCCTTGAGCCGGCGCACGCCATTGTCCATCTGCTCCTTGATCGTGTCGTAGCCGATCGAAAGCCCGGAAAGCAGGCGCTTCTGCAGCAGCTTATAGGCGGTCATCGAATAGGGAATATCAGGATCGAGCGCAATCTGGCCTTTGACGCGCAGCGCGTCGGGGCCATCCACCAGGAACAGCTTGCCGATGACATTTGCCGGCTCATGCTGCCAGAGCAGCTTCACCTCGGGACCATGCTCCTGAATGGTTTTAGTGAAGGCGCCCGGCTCGATCAGATCGCCGCCCAGATCGACGCTGTTGTAGGTAGCGAGCACGCCGTCGAAGCTGCCTTGCTCCGAGATCGCCTTGATCTCCATACGCAGGCTGCGGTTTTTATTTTTCATGCGAATCTCCTTCAAGCTGCCGGCGTGCGGCGCGGTCCGAGTGGATATAAACTGGCCTGTTCGATGCCGGGCGCCTGCGGCGGCGGGGCATTCAACGGCGTACCCGGCGGCAAAGTTTGCATGTTGAGCTGGATGTGGTAATCGTCGCCGCCCTCGATCGGATTCCAATCCTCGAGATCGCGCACTTCGTTGACGGAAGCGAAACCGTTCTGGAGCATCGTCGAGTAGCCGGCCATGCGGCTCGGGAAATCGCCGCGCAGCAGCGCATTCACGTTGTAGCGGAAAAAATAACCCGCGCTTTTTTCTTCCGGCGTCAGTACGCAGCGCCAGAGCGCCTGCTCCCAACGCGTGAGCCAGGTCGCGAGCGTCATCTTGACGAACTCGAGCGCGAGTTGCTCGATGTTGGCGAACGTCGCGCGCGAAAGATCGCCCACCAGATGCGGCGAGACCAAAAACCAGCGGCAGATTTCGGGGATCCCGAACTGGCGGCTCTCGAGCATCTGCGCATCCGCGAAATTCAGACCGATCTGCTTATAGGTCGTGCCGTTCTCGAGAATGGGCGCGCGGTGCGGTTCGGAATAGGTCGCTTCCCAGTCGGCGCGGAATTTCTGGAACTCCTGGTCGGTGCGGAAGCGCTGCGCCATTTCGAGCACATAGGGCACGCGGCCGCCGTTTGCGTAAAAGCGCGCGACGTTGCGATCCGTCGCAAGCGCGGTGCCGATAGATTGCCGCGCCATAGTGATCACGGAGTAGCCGCGGATGCCGTCCCAGCCGAGCCCCCGCACATGCAGGATGTCCTGTGGCTTGCCGGGCGTTAGCGTATAGGTCTTCTCCGACTCGTTGTCTCCCTTGACGCAGTAGACCAGGCGCTTCTGGCCCTCTTTTTCGCGATCCGCCTGCACCTGCGTGGGCAATAGCAGCCGCAGCGAATAGGCGGTCCCGCTTCCCGAGCGCCGCAGGATCTGCGCATAGGCGTTGCCGCCGAGAACCACGTGGCTGGTGCAGGTTTCGAGGAATTCCTGCGCCGTGATTTCGTCGTTCGGCGCATTTTTGACTACCGTCGCCATGGGATGCTCGGCCGCGATCTCCTTGCTTCCCGACTTGCGCTGCATCATGTTCAGCGGAATGAAGCCCACGCTGCCGCTGATGATGCGGTTGCAGGCCCAGACGACCGAATTATTGAGCGCGGTATCGATCGAGACCGGCTCGCCCGACCAGGCCGGTGCACCGCCCGACAGGATCGAATAGATGCCCGGGTAGCCGTTGCGCGCGTACCAGCCGGCGGTAATGGCATCGAAGGAGACGCCGCCGCCGGCCGATTTCAGGCCCAGTTCCGGCGTCGAACTGAACCCGTCGCGCAGATTTGCGAACGCTCTTTTGACGGCCCCGGTGATCTCCGGAAAAAGGAAGGCCATCAGCCGACGCTCCTGACCCCGGTATAGACCAGGCCGGCATTCTCGTTGCGCGTCGCGCGATCGACCGCCATAATGAGCGCCACCATTCCGTCGATGCGCTTGTTGCTCGTTTTGCGGTCCGGTTTCATCGGCCGGATATTGTCGTTTCCGTCGTCGAGCGCTTCGACCGAGTCCGCATTCCACGCGAGCACCGGATGGTTTGCATGCCGCAGGCGCCGGTCGAGTACTAATTCCATCAGGCGCTTCATCGGCGCGGACAAGGATTGAAATCCCTGCCGGATCGGCACGCAGATCACGCCGTCATCGACGAGCTTCTGCGCGAATTCGCCGGCGTTCCAGGGATCGTAGGCCACTTCCCGCATGTCGAACAGTTCGCGCGCCCAGTCAATGCGCTCCCGAATCGTCTGGTAGCGCACGACCTCGCCCGGGGTTGCCTGGATGAAGCCGTCCGCGACCCATTGCGAATAGGGAACGCGATCGCGCAATTCCATCACGCGGACCTTTTCTTCCGGCATCCAGAAAAATGGCAGCACATCGTAGGTGTCGTCGTTTGCATCCGGAAACAGCAGCACCAGCGATGAAAGATCCGTCGTCGCCGAGAGATCGAGTGCCGCATAGCAGGCGCGCTCGATCAGCGGCCTGGTTTGCGCCGCGCAGAGCGACCATTTCTCAGAAGACATCCAGCGCGTTGCCCGCTGACCCCAATAATTCAGGTGATAGCGCTTGAAATCCGCCTCGAGCATCGGATCGTTGCGCGCCTTCGCGCACAAGTCCTCGAGCACCGAATCGCGCAGATAGCCGCCATTGTCCTCATGGCTCGGATTCGCTTCGACCCGCGCCTGGCGCGTTGTCCAGTACGCCGGATCGAGCCGCAGTTTCTCTTGATCGGCGCCCCAGATCCGGCCATAGAAACGGCGGTCTTCAAACGACCCATCATTGACGAGCCGCGTATATTCATGCCGCCGCCAGCACAGCGGCGATTCGTCCTTGATGCCGGCGGTCGTGATATCGACCACCATCGATTCGCGCCGCGTGATCATGCCGCGCTCGAGGATTTCATTCAATTCGAAGGCCTTCCGCGTGCGCCAGCGGTGCAGTTCGTCGCGCACCACGAAACAGGGCTGTATTCCGTCGTGAATATCGCCGTCGGCCGAGAGCGCCGCATAGAACGACGTCGGATCGTCGATGCGCAGGATGCGCTTGGTAGACGAAATAACCTTCAAGCGCGATTTGAGCGCACGGTTCGCTCCGACCATCTGCGCGGCCGCGCGGAATACCTGGGAGGCCTGATCCTTGCTCGTCGCCGCGCTGTAGATCTCCGCGCCCGTCGTGTCCGCGGTCGCGAGACAATAGACGACCAGGCCGGCGCACAGCGTCGTCTTCGTGTTCTTCTTCGGCACTTCGAGATATACGTCTTTGTATTGCCGGCAGCCTTGCTTGTCGAGCGTCCCGAACAGGTCGCGCAAAATCTGGCGTACCCACGGCATCAATTCGAACGGCTTGCCCGAATAGTCCGCCGTGAGCGTGAGCCGGTGCTCGAAAAAGAAACATACTTCGCAGGCGCGGCATAAAATTTCGCCGCTCGCCAACCGCTTCCCGAATCTAATTCGGTTTCGGCAAAACGAGCAGCTCGGCGCCGCGGTTGAAGATCGCGTCATCGAACGGATCGGTCGCTTTGTCTTTCTTGTCGATACGCAGCCGCGAGCGCGCCGACGGCGTCAATCCGAATTCCTGGCAGAGCCGGTTCACCCGGTCCATCGATTCCATCACGATTTTAAACGCCGGATTCGCGCGCGGAATGCCTTGCTTGGTTTTGATCAGCAGCCCCTTGGCATTCAATTGCTGCTGCGCCGCCGCCATCGTGGCATACGCCTGGCACAAATTGGCGAGCGCAATCTGGTCCGCTTCCGTCAACAGGCGCGAGCGATGCAGCATCGGGGCGATCTCGCGCCACTTCCGTTTCGCGACCAGGCTCAGAAAAGCCGGGCAGGGCGGAATCACCGCGTCAAATTGCGGCTCGAAGGCATTCACCGCCTGCTTGCCAGGATTGCCTTCGGCTGCTTCGACGACCGTCGGTTTCGGACGCCGTCCGTAACGTGCCATTATTCGCTCCGATAGAACCGGCAAGCTTCGCGGACTGCCTCACGCCAGGCTTCCTGCATTCGCGGCGGAAGATCTTCCCATTCCGGCACCGAGAGCGGTTGCGCTTCACTGCGCATCACCTAGGCATACGCTTCGTAAGCAGCCGCGGCGGCTGCCAGGACGTTCAGATCCGATTCCGATGGCGTCAGTGAAGCCATAACGCGAGCGTCAGAAACGCGAGGCCGAGCCAGCCGAAGTTAAGCCGCATCGTCGTCAGGCCCAAGCCGGCCAACACGAACAGCACGAACGCGAACACCAGAAAAATCAAACGCAGCTCGTTCATCTGCCGGATCTCCTTTCAAACGCCGGGGATTGTCGTCCAGCCAACCGAAAAAAGTTGGGATTCACGGAAGTTTTTGGGGCGCT